TTGGAACCCCGCTGATATTCCAGTTCGACAACATCGCTAGGAATCGTGGGTGCTTTGAGCCTAACTCGGTCATCCAATGGCAGGGTATTACTTACTTCCTTGGAGACGACGGGTTCTACGCCTGTGACGGGCAGAACCTGAAAAACATAGGTGCGGAGAAGGTCAACCGATACTTCTTTAACTCGTTAAAAGAAGGCGACATTAGCAACATGAGTGCCGCCATCGACCCAATCAACAACTTGGTGGTCTGGGGCTACCCGACAGTTGACTTGGATTACAGGGTCTTGGTCTACCACGTCCCGACAGGCAAGTGGTCGTACTCGGACTCAACGGCTACCCGTGTGGCTCCCGTGTCTACACCTTCCATCACCCTAGAGGGTCTGGATGCGTTTAGCGCAAGCATAGATGCCTTGGGGATTTCGTTGGATAGCCGGACATGGCTAGGCGGGAAACTGCTTCTGCTTGGGATTAACGGCAACAAGCTAATTACCTTCACAGGCGCTTCCAAGACGGCAACGATTGAGACGGCAGATATTTCCTCGGACACCAATCAGTCCATGATTACGATGCTAAAACCCATTGTGGACAACGGGACGGGTAGTGCTTCTATCGCCTCCAGGCTACAACTAAACCAGACGGTTTCATTTCCGTCGGTCACGGCTGCGAACAGCGAGAACCGCATAGGTGCTAGGTCTTACGGGCGTTATCACCGCGTAAAACTTGAGCCTTCTGGGAACTGGACTACGGCAATCGGGATGGATGTAGAGATTCAGCAAGCGGGTACTCGCTAATGTTTAGAGTTCTACCGTACCAAGGCGGCGACCCTCGGCAGATTTCCGAGGTGGTCAACAACCTGATGAACGGCAAGTCCAATAACACGGGGACTATTACGCTGGCTACGGGCAACGCTACGACCACAACCCTGATAGACGAGCGTATTTCTGTATATACAAAAATTATCCTGATTCCGTTCTCGGATGCGGCAGAAGCTGACTCTGCGCCCTACGGTGCGTTTCAAGATACGACTGACCAGACGGCCACGACGACCAACGAGTACATTATTTCTTACAATACCACCGACTACTCTAACGGGGTTTCGGTAGAAAGTACCAACAAGATTCGGGTCAAGTCTTACGGGATATATAACATTGCGTTCAGTATTCAGTTTGCCAACACGGATGTTGGAATTCAAGACGTAGATATATGGTTTAAGAAGGGTAGCGGAAGCGGTGCAGCGTCTAACATCGCTGGCAGTAACAGCAAGTTTTCTGTGCCTAACAGTCACGGTGGAACCGACGGCCACTTAATTGCCGCGCTTAATTTCTTTATAGAACTCCAAGCAGATGACTATGTGCAACTAGCGTGGGCATCTACGGACTCAGACTGCAAGATTGAACACTTAGCCGCGCAAACCAGCCCGACCAGACCAGCAACTCCGTCGGTAATTCTCACGGTTAACTATGTCGCACCGTCGGCGTACTCGAACATTTACGTCTCTGCCCAACAGCAAGGACAGGCAACAATTACGCATTTTTCTAACGCCACGGCGAACAAGACTTATGCTTACATTTTGGTTGGATAATCTTTATAATAGGTGATATATGGCTTATGACGCTTTCGGAAACCCTATCCCTGGCACAACAGTTCCTGGTACTGGGCCGTTACCTAGTCTTTTAGCACCGGGTGGCGGCGAGTCAAAAATTGACCCAAGCCTTCGCCCCTACTTAGAGCGCGGGCTACAAAGGGCAGAACAACTGTTCTTTGGCGCACAACCACGGATGTTTGAGGGGCAGATGTATGTATCCCCAAGCCAACAGACTCTTTCCGCGTTGCAACAACAGGAAGCGGCAATAACAGCCGGTCAACCGTTACTCCAACAAGCACAGCAAGCCTACCAGTCGTCTTTAGGACAGATTGGGCAGACCGCCGCAGGTGGTTTTCTGCAAGGCTCCCCGTATCGCGAAGCAATGGTTCAGGCAGCTACCCGCCCACTCACACAGCAGTTTGGCGAACAGGTGCTACCGGGCGTTGCAAGCCTTTATTCACGGGCTGGACGCTACGGGTCAGGCGCGATGGAACGTGCCCTTGGCGGGGCTACGGAAGCCTACGGCAGGGCATTAGGCGACGTTACCTCAAACATAGTTGGTCAGGACTACGCTCGTGAGCGTGCATTGCAACAACAGGCGCAAGGTCAACAGGCGGCACTAGCCCAAGCCGCCCCGTCGTTTTTCCAGCAAGGGTTTCTTCCTTCTCAGGCATTGGCACAGGTTGGTGCGGCGCAAGAACAGATTGCGGCACAACCCCTGCAAGAACAGATTCAGAGATTCCAGTATTCACAGCAACTGCCGTACTCGCAATTGCAGTCCTACCTGTCGTCGGTTTACGGAACTCCAATGGCATCAAGCGTGTACCCACAACAGCCACAGGCACAGACCAACAGGCTTGGTCAGGCAATAGGCGGCGCGGGACTTGGCTACATGGCAGGAAACTTCTTAGGCGGCTCCGCGTTTGGCGTTCCTAGCCAGTACATCGGTGCTGGATTAGGCGCAATTGGTGGATACTTTCTTTGATTAGACAGGTAACAAAAGAGACGTTGCCGGAGTTTTTAAGCCTTGCAAGGCAGATGCACAAAGAAAGCACCTCAAGAGATTTAGAGTTTTCAGTAGAGAAACTAGAGCAACTAATTGGTTCCCCATCGACATTTTGTGTGATGGCTTATAAAGACCAAAAGGTAATCGGCGGGATGCTTGGGTTTATTACTGAACATTATTTCTCTAAAGACAAAAAAGCGGTAGAAAGCGGTTTATATGTTGTCCCAGAACACAGAAACGGGATGACTGGAGTTAGGCTAATTCGTGCATTTGAGGATTGGTCTAAACAGAGAGAAGCAAAGCATATTTGGATAGGTTACTCAACAGGGATAGGAGACATCAACAGAATGAAAGACTTCTATAAAGCCCTTGGGTATGACTATGAAGGATTCTTTTGCAGGAAGAAGATAAATGTGTAATCCAGAACAAGAGATAAGAAACCTTGGTTCGGCAATTGATGACTATGTTTTCCAACCAATCAAGGAAGACCCAGTTGAAGCAATTGCTACTGCTGTTGGTTTTTACTATGGCGGCCCAGAAGGTGCGGCGTTGGCGCGTGGTGGAACAAAATTAGCACAAGGTGAAGAACCAGAAGATGCGGCCAAAGCAGCCGTAACAACTTACGTTACAGCTACCGTTGGGCAGGAACTTGGTGCGTCTACTGGTGGCGGTGGAGAAACTGGCGCGTTTGATTCTGGGCAGGGTTTGGATGCAATGTCTGGTGGCGCAGGTCAGGTTGGCGCAGGAGTAACTCCAGCACCTATATCTGATGCAACAGTAGTAACACCAGAACAGACTTATCCGGGCGTAGAACAAAACGCATTTACACCAGCACCGGGTTCATTACAGGCAGAGTTGCCAAACCTAGGCGTTGAAACCGCCGCGTCGTCAGCACCGTATACGGCAATACCTGGCTCGATAGAAGCTCAGTTAGCGGGGACTCCTATTGCTGGCGCAAACCCTGCAATCTCCCTGCAAGATGCTTTCCGTGGCGCTAGGTTAGTACAGGGTCTGTTAAACAGACCGCAACAGCAACAAGTTAATCCTTATATGCTGATGAACCAACAGCAACAACCAGGGCTCGTTAGTTACGAAGAACTGCTTGGTCTACTAAATAAACCAATGGCAAGTACGCCAAACGTATATCAGGCTCTTGCACCAGCACAGCAGAATCCTTACAGCTTAATTTAGGGTAAAAAACATGGCTACACTTCAAGACTTTATAGGCGGCGGCATACCAGCCGGACTGCTAGACCCAGCGCAAATGCAAGCCGCAGAACAACGGGCGCAAAACTCTGCGCTGATAAACACGTTCTTTAGTGTGCTACAAGGTTCGCGTGGGCAACCCGGACAAGGTAGACCTGGTATTGGGCAGATTGTCGGTCAGGCTGGCCCAGTAGGGTTACAGGCTTACCAACAGTCTTTTGACAAGACCTTGACGGACGCGCTAAAGGGACTGCAAGTAAAAGACCTGATGCAGAAACGCGCCGACGAAGAACGAACTCGTAAAGCTAGAGAGACATTTGAGAAAAGAATTGCTGACGCAACAACCATGCAGCCCACAAGACAGGGCGTATTAGATACACAAAGCAACATTGACCCAGCGTTGCTAGAGGGGATGTCTGCCCAACAAGTAATTGGCATGGCTCCTAAGACTCAGCAGGTAGTAGACCAAAACGCAGCAGACAGGGCTGTTTTAGACTACCTCCGTGTAGCCTCTCCAACAGAGTACGCAAAGTTGGTGGCAAAAGAACCTCGTGCGCTTCCAGCTTCTGTTCAAGAGTATCAGTTTGCCGTAAGCCAAGGGTTCAAAGGCACATTTGCAGACTACCAAGAGCAGATGAACAAATCTAGAGCAACAAACATCAATATGCCAAGCGGCGAAGAACGCAAGGCTGGATTCTTGGCTAACCGAGTAAGATTTGGGTTAGACCAAATGTCTCAGGTAATTAACAAAAACGCACCAGCCGCTTCACCAGAAGCACTTCCATCGTTGGTTAAATGGATGACACAATCTGATTTCTTGTCTAATAGCCTAACAAGTCCAGACCGTCAGCGGATTGAGGCAGCACAATTAGACATTCTTGATGCGGCACTAACATTAGGAACCGGCGCAGCTTATACCCGCGAACAGTTGGAAGGTTATCGCAAGGCGTACTTCCCGCAACTAAACGACGACAAAACGACGGTTGCTGACAAACAGGCGCGTCTACAAAACCTTCTGGAGTCTGCATACATTACCGCAGGGCGTTCAGCCCCGACAGGTGCGCGTCCTTCTATTGCACCAGCAGCACCAACAGCACCGGCAACACCAGCAGCACAAGCGGGTTCGCGCAGTTCGCTTAGAAGTTTATTATTCCCACCGAGGTAATAATGGAAGAAAACCAAGGGTTTTTTGTAGGAACTCCGCAAGCAGACGCGCAGGTTCCGACACAAAGCAGTCCAGAGTTAGAGATTGGATACCGTATTCGCCAAGCGAAGAAAGCCGGTTTTAGTGACTCTGATATTGTTTCTGTGCTTGCAGAAGAAGTGCCAAATGTAAAAAACGCACTAAAGTCTGGCTTTAAGGCAAACGAGATTGTTGAAGAATACATGGCATCAAGCATGGGAGCCGGTGAGGTTGCTGGTCGCGCACTTCGTAATATCCCGTCATCTTTTGGCAGCCTTGTAGGAAACGTCGTAGAAGCCGTTACTAGCCCAGTCCAGACCGCTAAGTCGGTCTTAGACTTAGGCGCAGGGATACTGCAAAACGTCTTACCAGAAAGCCTAGTTCAGGCAGTCGGAGAAGATAAAGCCTCCCGCGAGGTAGCCAGCAAGGTAGGACAGTTTTATGCTGACCGCTACGGTAGCGTAGAGGGCGCAAAACGGGCTATTGCCGAAGACCCTGTTGGGGTACTAGCAGACGTGTCAACGCTCCTTACAGGCGGTGCTGGAGCCGCTAGACTTGGTGCTGGCGGGGCAGTATTAGCCGGACGTGCTGGAGCCCCAGTATCAGCAGGAGCAGTTACAGCCCCGTTGTCTTTAGCAGAACAGTTATCTCGTACAGCCTCAGTAATAGACCCGCTTGCTATTGCCGCTAGAACCACAGCAAAAACTGCTGGTCTAGGCGGTAGGGGTTTGGCTAACGTGGTTGGGCTGACAACCGGCGCAGGAAAAGAGTCGGTCACGCAAGCCTTTGAAGCTGGCCGCAGGGGTGGAGAGGCGGCAGAACAATTCCGCGCAAACATTTCTGGCAGGGCAGACCCGACAGAAGTATTAGATATTGCTAAAGCAAACCTTAACGAGTTAAACAACCTAAAGCAGACCGAATATCGTTCTGGCATGGTCAATATCAAGAACGACAAGACGGTATTGGACTTTGCTGACATTGACAAGGGGTTGCAAAACGCAACGGCAAAAGTTACCTACAAGGGTAAGATTGTCAACGAAAACGCGGCTAGAAAACTAGACGAAGCCCGTACCGTTGTGGACGAGTGGAAGGCCGCAGACCCAGTAGAGTTCCACACCCCAGAGGGACTAGATGCCCTTAAAAAACGGGTTGGAGACATACTAGAGTCCGTTCCGTTTGAGCAAAAAAGCACACGGGCTGCTGTTGGCGACGTTTACAACTCAATCAAATCGTCTATTCAGAAGCAAGCACCAACTTATGCCAACACAATGAAGGCATATTCTGACGCTAGTGAGCAAATCAGAGAGATTGAACGCGCCTTATCTTTGGGTAAGGGTGCTTCTGTGGACACGGCGATGCGTAAGCTGCAAAGCCTGATGCGTAATAACGTGCAGACAAACTACGGAAGCAGACTAAAACTTGCCCAACAACTAGAAAAGGTTGGCGGCCAAGAGTTTATGCCAGGTCTTGCTGGGCAAGCGTTGTCTAGCCTGACCCCAAGGGGTTTGCAGACCGCGACAGCCATCCCAACGGGTGCTTTAGCCTACGGGATTGGTGGGTTGCCATCGGCAGGTTTATCGCTACTTTCATCCTCCCCAAGAGCAGTAGGAGAGGCGGCTTACGGACTTGGTGCGCTAGGACGCGGGATTGGAAATGTCACGCAACGCGCCCCATTTATTATCGACCCAAGAGTATTTAACGCCTTATTCCAAGCAGGACAAATTCAAGGACAAACGGAGTAAACCATGAAGACCAAGATTTCAGAATACTCAACGACCAACTCGTCAAATACCGACATAGAAGGTATTAACATCGACGAGGGGTGTCCCCCAAGTAGCATCAACAACGCCATCCGTGAACTTATGGTTCACCTAAAGGAGTTCCAAACAGGGGCTTCTGGGGATGCGTTTACCTTTGCTGGTGGAACCCTGATGAGTGGGACGAACACCATCTCTGGGGCGGCTGTAATCTCGGGCAACATCAACTCCTCTGGCACGACCAACACCTTCTCTGGCGGGGTGGTTCATTCTGGAACCAACACCTTCTCTAGTTCTTTAATCATCTCTGGGAATATAAACTCGTCAGGGACTACCAACACCTTTTCTGGTGGCAACATCCTGTCGGGAACGAATACCATCTCCGGCTCTGCCATCATCTCTGGCGGTATCAACTCTAGCGGGACAAACACGTTCTCTGGGACAAGCACATTTAACTCTGGAAGCCTGAAACTAGCGGGTTCTTCTAGCGGTGCAGCTACCCTGAACGCCCCTGCCGCAGCTTCTACGAATACCTACACCCTTCCCCCTGACACCTCGACCTTGGGGTACAGGAACATACCTGCCGTGGGAACCAAGACAGGTTCTTACACGCTTGCCACGACTGACGTGGGCGAGTATGTCCAGGTAGGTTCTGGCGGGTCTATAACGATTCCTGATGCCACTTTTGCCGAAGGTGATGTAATATCTATCTTTAACAACACCTCTGCGGGGATTACCATTACTTGCACAATCACAACCGCCTATATTGCCGGTACAGATTCGGATAAGGCAAGCGTTACCCTTGCGACTAGGGGGGTGTGTACAGTCTTATTTATCTCTGGAACCGTCTGTGTAATCACAGGGAACGTGTCATAAATGACGGGCATCTTTCAGATTCTTTTATCTAGCGGCGGCGGTGGCGCTGCTGGGCTTACTGCTGACTACCTTGTTGTAGCAGGTGGTGGAGGTGGCGGTAATGCTGCTGGTGGTGGTGGTGGGGCGGGTGGTTTCCGCACAGGTACAGGTTTATCCGTAACCGCTGGAACATCTTATACCGTCACAGTTGGCGGCGGCGGTGCGGGTGCATCTGCTTCCAATGGTCAAACCTATGGTAGTAGCGGGTCAAACTCTGTATTTAGCACAATAACATCTGCTGGTGGTGGTACAGGCGGTTGCTCGCAAGCGGCTGGTGTTCAACCCGGCACTGCTGGTGGTTCTGGTGGGGGTGGTTCAAATCTGGGTGCTGGCGGTTCAGGTAATACTCCCACACAATCTCCATCTCAAGGAAACAATGGTGGTGCAAGTCTTAACAATACGGGTGTTGTTGGTGCTGGTGGTGGTGGCGGTGCTTCAGCAACGGGTAGTAACGGAACTGCAAGTGTTGGCGGCAACGGTGGAGCCGGAACCGCATCTAGCATTTCTGGTGCATCTGTAACCTACGCCGGTGGAGGTGGAGGCGGTTCTTGGGGTGGAACTGCTGGAACTGGCGG